GTTCCTGATTGTTGAATATTAAAAGGGTATAGAGAGAAACTATAAACACCCATACCATTTGGGTAATAACATTTAGGAAATTTAAGGAATGGTATAATTAGGTTATAAAAGTCCATATTTCGTTCTCCAGTGATAGTTTGAGAGTTTAAAAGTAATGAATTTGTTTTAATTAAAGGTAATCCAATAGTTTCTTGTGAAACTCTATCTCTAATAAAAGTATTGGTATAATTAAAGTGGTCATTAACATTTTGATTACTCATATAGGATAATTGAGCCATAAAAATATAGTAGGAACAAGGGTTAATTAATTCTAAATTAATTTTATCAGTTAAATTATTAGTTATTTTTTCACCTGTATAATAAACTTGTTCTATAATATATTCGTGTTTATTATTAAAAAAATTAACTCTTTCTTGTTTATCTAAAAATATGTAATCAATTAATAGGTATGTTCTACCTAATCTAAGTGTATTTTGGAATGGTTTATAAATATATGTTTTTTCTAAATTATTAGATGTTAAAGTTTCATTACTGATAGGTATAAAAATGCTTTTACTCCATAATCCATAAATAAAATAGTTGGTTGGTTTATTAAGATTAAAAAAATCATTTAAAACATCGGTGATATTAAATTTGTCATAATAGGATAAATCGGTGGTTGTAAATGATTGATTAGAAATTTTTCTGTAATATAGATTTGAATTTGATACAAAGAAATTTGGATTATTTTCGGTATTAATTGTGTCTAAAGTGTCAAAAGTAGCCCAAGTAACACCTTGATTAGAGAATTGAACTAATGGTTCATTAAATATTGGTGAGCCATAAAATTGTTGTATTTGAATATAATTAGTAGGTGAAACATTAAGGCATTGATCGATGGAATTAAATTGGACGTTAAATATAACATCATCATAATCAAGTGAGATAAGTGGTAAAGCTTGTGAAGCAGAATTACAAAACCAAAAATTTAATGGAATATATAAAATATATTTTTCTCTGATTGTATTTGCGGGTTGAAATTTATATAATTGTGGAACATTACCTATGTATTGATTGAGTGGTGAATTATAATTATTAAAATTAAATTCGTCTAATGCTTGTAGGTATTCTCCCCAGGTTTTTTGTATGATACTATTACCAATAACAATTTCAATTGATTTAACTAAAACATAACCAATATTTCTCGCCCAAGCAGTTTTTAATTTATTATTAGGTTCTCCATTAAAATTTAATAAAACGGGTATTTCAGGTAATTCAATAACAAGCCAGGATTTATGCATTAAATCAGCATATTTTGGTATTGAAGCAGAATAAACATTATTAAAATTAGGAACATTAAGAAAATCGGTTAAAATAGTTTCAATTGAAAAATTAGTATAACGTCTGTATATAATTTTAAAATATGAAATCTGTGGTTGATAACTTAAAAACATATTTTCTTCTCCATAAGATACTAAAACAATAGAACCACCTGACATTTTATAATAATTAAATGATAATTTTTTTAATTATAATTTAAAATAAAAAAAAGATTACTTTTTAAATATTAAAATAAATAAAATTAATATTAATAATAGTAATATTAAAACAAATAATACTATTATCATATAATAATAAGGATAAATACAATTATAAATAGGTGAAAATAATAAAGTATTTAAATCTTCTTTAGAAATTTCATTTTGAAGTTTTTCTAAAATTTTTTTAGTTAATGACATTAAATATTATTTATAATTTATTTTTTTGTTTTTTTCTTAGTTTCTTTGGATTTTTTAGTTTCTTTCTTTTTAGTATCTTTTTTTTTAGTTTCTTTCTTTTTAGTATCTTTTTTTTTAGTTTCTTTCTTTTTTGGTTTTAATTCAGTAACTTCTAAACTATTTAAACTTTCAGATTCCATAACTGTATTTTCTGGTTTTTTTTTATTTTGTTTTTTAGAATGTTCTTCATTAAGACTTACATCTAATGAAATTAAATCATCAAAAGAGGAGATTGAACTTAAAATTTCTTTAATTTCTTCATCTTCCATTTTATTAAGAATAATCATTTTTTCTCTTGAGTTAAGTGATGGATTTTCATCTTTAACTTTTTTATAAAGGAAGCGTTTAATGACACGCATGTTTTGTTCACTATCTTCAATTGTTCTATCATTAATAACAATTTCATTCATTTCAAGCATAGAATGTAATTTATTTTCAAATTTCTTATGTTCTAAATCGCTTCTACTTTCCATAAGCTCAGCCAAATCTCCACCAATAGTATTATTACTATCAGATAAAACACTATCATTTTCACTTAATGTATTTAAATTTAAAGCTCTGTTACCTTTAACATAATTTTTTGATGAATAACTTTTTCCACCAGATTGAATATTATTAATTAGATCACTCAACGAATTAAATTCATTATCACCACCATTTTTATTAAATAAATCATCCATTTTATTAAAAATAGAAGGAGTTAATGAAATATGCTCATCAATAGTATTTTTATTAAAAATAGATTGTAGTGTTTGAGGAACTTCATCATTTTTATTAATTTCTTGTTTTACATGTTCTGTTTCATCAGGTTGTTGTTCTGTTTCAATAACAGCGCCACTATTAGTTGGAATAGATTTTTCAGCATTATAATGAAATTCCAAAAGTTCTGCAATTCTATCTTCACCGCCTTCAACTGCTAAAAATAAAGCTGTTTTACCTTTATTATCTTGAATATTAATTCCATTTTTAATTTCATCTTTATAATCATAATTAAGTAAAAGTTCTTTTAATAATTCTTTACATTTATCATCTTTTAAAGAACATCTAACAAAATTATGTAAGAGGGTATTACCATTGTGGTCTTTTTGTTTAAAATCTGATTTAATATGTAAAATTTCACTGGAATGTTTATTAAATTCTTCTAACATATCGGGTTGTTGATTATCATTTCCTTCAGAAATGGTATTTAAGGATAATGTAGTTATACTATGCATATAATATTATAATTTATATATTTTTTTTCTATAAAATTTTATAAACATAATATATAAATCAAATGAATAATAGCGGTTTAGTGGTTTTATTAATAATTATTATAGTTTTATTTTATTTTCCTGGATATACTGTAGATAATTTTGAAGTTAGTGAAAATAAAAGTAATAAACAAATGATGTTTGATGAAATGAATGAAGATGATGATATGAGACTAGGAACACCTATTAATACTTATGAAGAAGATTTAGCGGGTGTTATTAACGACCAAACAAGTGTTGAAAATAATACTTTTGCAAATCCTTTATTAAATGATGTTAATAGAGATAGAGATGACCTTGCTGGTGTGGATCAAACATCTCTTCAATCATTAATTAGAGAAGTTAATACAGGAAATGATATTCCTGATAATTCAGCAAGAGCTAAATTATTTAGAGGTAAAACAGATAGTGTGGATCATGCTAAAAATTATAGAAAGGTAAGTTATGCTGATTCAAATTATAGAATGGATTTTAATGGTGATGGAATGAGCAAACCATCACAAGATAAGTTGAATGGTATGTTTGATCAAGCTTTAGTTTTTCAAAACAGTGAATTCAGTGATAATTCAAACTTTGGACCTAATCCAGGTTCGACCGGAGATTTTGGTCCAGCAAATTTAGGTGATTTTAGTCATAAATCAAAATCACAACAAGAAAAATTAATGAATATGTTTAATTCAAATAATTATTTACCAGATAGTAATAAAACTGATTCTTCATTGGAAAAAGGTTTCCAAATTCTTGAAAATCCTGTAACAGTTGATGAACCTAATTTAATTCCTGTTCAAAGGTCAATTCCTGTATCATCAACTATGGGTAATTCAAAAAATTCTTCAAGAGATATTAGAGGAGATATTCCCAATCCTAAGACAGTTGTTTCTCCTTGGCAAAATTCATCCATTAATCCTGATATTTATTCATCAAATCGTGGATGTCTATAAATTCTTTTTTAATTTTTTAAAAATAATATAATTAATTATTTTTTACATTTATCTTTATGTTTATTTAATGATTTTACAAATTTATATTTTTTATCACATTTATCACATTTATAAACAATTTTTTTATTTACTTTTTCAAATTTAACACTTTTTTTTTCATTATTTTTATTTTTATCATCATTTTCACTAATAGTAAATTTATTTTCTTCTTTATTATCTGTATGAATACTATCCGTATTATCATAATTATTTTCATCCGTATGATCACTAATAGTATTATTATAATCATTGTCTGATAATTGTTTAGATGAATCAGTATCATCATAAAATTTATTGTTAATATTTACATCATTGTTATTACTACTATTATTATCACTACTATTATTACTATTATTATCACTATTATTACTATTACTATTATTATCACTATTATTACTATTACTATTATTATCACTATTATTACTATCACTACTATTATCACTATCACTATTATTATTATCACTACTATTATCACTATCACTACTATTATTATCACTACTATTATTATCACTACTACTATTATTATCACTACTATTATTACTATTACTATTATTATCATTACTATTATTATCATTACTATTATCACTATCACTACTATTATTATCACTATTAATACTATTATTACTACTATTATCACTACTTGATAAATTATCATACTTAATAACATTTAATTTGTCATCATTTTTATTAATTGTTGATATTTTTTGAATTATATATGAACATTTATATTTTGAACTGATATATATTTGGATTGTAGTTTTTAAATAAATAATTGTCATATCTTTAATTAAATCAGTTTTATTATTATTTGATACTTTAATAAAAAATGTATCATCAATATTATTTAATATAGGAAAATATTTAAAAGTATCATTAAATAAAACTTTAATATCATTATTTGAATTTATAATGTCTTCAATAACTGAAGATAATTTATTATCTAAATTTATTAATTTATTAATTAATTCTGTGTCAAATAATGAAAAATAAATAATATTATTTTTAATTTTCATTATTTCAAGGTCATTATAATTAATAAAATCATCAATCTCTAATAAATAAATTGTGTCATCATTATTTTTGAAATTATTAATTGATAAAATGGAATTTTTTATTTCTTCATTATTTAAACTTAATAAACACATAAAAAAAAATAATATTTAATATTTAAATATTTTTAAAATTAAAAAAAACTATGAAAATTTAATATTTTTAATTAAATCATTTAATCAGAGTCTGATTCTGAACCAGAATCATCACTTGAATCAGAATCAGAACCAGAATCAGAACCAGAAGCATCACTTGAATTGTCTGAACTTTTATTATCAGAAGTTTTATTATTATCAGATGATTTATTGGTATTATCTTTTTCATCAAATTTAAAAACACTATTAACAGGAGAAATCATAGAACTTTTCTTATATAATTGATTAACAGCATTATTATTGTTATTATTTGATTTTGTATATTGTTGTTTAATAAAAATAATTTCAACAAAATGACAAAAAGATCTAACTCCACATTCAACAACCTTTTTAGGAATTGATTTTTCATTTTGAAATTCATAACTAATTCCATATCTATAATAAGAACCAGGTCTGCAATATTTTTCAAGTTCTTCGGGTGTTTCAATAATTAAATCATTAGTTGGTTGTCCATAATCTTCAATAAATTGAGTTAAATTTTGTTCATCATCTAAATCATTATTATTATATTCATCAGGCTTTTTAGTATCTTCATTAATATAACGAATACCATCAACATCACCTGTTAAATCTTTAGAAAGAACAACTTCACGGTAAATAACTCTAATACTAAATTCTTTTTTTTCTTCAATATCATTTTTATATTTAATTTTCTTAATTTCAGTTGAACCTTGAGGATAATTAATATCAAATTCCAAACTATTCTTATGTTCTTTAAGTTTATCCCCTCTCATTGTAGGCTTATTCTTAGGAAAGATAAGATTATTCATATTTCTTCTATTATTATCATCAAGTTTTTCATCATTATAATATGGAAAATATTTAGGCTTAAAATTTAATCTCATTCCATAAACATTTTCTTCATTTTGTTTTTCTTTAATACAATTAATAAATTGAAATAATTCTTTCTTAGTTTCTTTACCTTTTTTATCTTTTTTAATTTCATATAAAGTATTATTTTCATAAATCTTTTCTTTTTGGTCTTCATAAGAAGATTCAAAAATATCATGATCGTCAATAATTAATTTAGAATTATTATCATTTTTATCTAATCTTGTATTAAAACAATTTCTTTGTTCTCTTGTAATGTTAAATTTACCACCTTCTCTTGGAAGAGGCCCATATTGTTCTTTAATAAAATGTGTAATATAATAATCTGTTTTATTAGCTTCTTCACCATTATCATTAACAAACGATAAAGGAACATAAGCTTTCTTACCATTATAGGTAGAAAGTTCATTAAGAGTGGGGAAAACAGGTTTATATTGAGCGAGCATTCTTAACAATAAATATTATCTAACTTTTAATTATATTTTATTTTAGAATTTATTTTCAATTTTTTTTTCAATTTTTTTTAATAGATATAGAGTATAAAAATTGAAAATATATAAAAATGGTAGAATATAAAGATTATAATTAAGATGGATTTAAGTAAATTTGTTGAAGATAATTTAGATAATTTGATAGATGATTTAGTGGATAAAGAAGATAATATAGATAATAAAGAGGAAGAATTAATAGAATATGAAGAATATAATGAAGAATTAAAAGAAAAGAATAAAATAGAAAAACAGAAAATATTAGATGAAAAGTATTATGCATTATTATTAAATAAATTTATGGAATATTATAATAAAAGATATGAAGATAATAAGAATTTATATTCGGGAATAAAGGATGATAATGATACAAATTTACAGATGGAGTTATTTTATAAAGCAATATATAGATTAAATGATTTTAAGGAATTGACAGGTATATTAAATAATTATGATTGTATGGAATGTATTTATGAGGTTGAAGATTTTATATTAATTGAAAATTTTGAGGATAAGTATGTATTAGAGTATGGTGAGAATAAAAAGTATTGTCAATGTTTATTAATTGTGTTAAATTATATAATAATGAATAACATTAAGGATTGGATTATATTTGATTTAACAGAAGAATAAATTTATTTAAATAAATAAAAGTATAAATATTTATAAGATGGAGACAGATTCCCAAATAATTCGTAAAATTAAAAAGAACCTTAAGAAAACAAAAGTCATTAATATTGATGATGTAGATGGTTCAAAAATATCAAATACAAATGATTTAACATCTAATAATGAAGAAGATTTTAATATGGATGAATTAGGTAATAGTGAATATGTTGAGTATGAGGATATGGATGCATTAGTAAAATTGGTGGAGATGTATACAGATATGGATGATGAAAATAGAAAATTAAAGATAGAGATAAATGAGAAAGTAAAAAATGATAAAATTAGGAGTAAAAAAATAGAGAAAGATAAAAAATTAATTGATGAGAAAATAATGGTTCATTTAGAAAAGATGGGTGAGGGTAGAATTATATTAGAGGATGGTAAATTAATAAAAAATACATATGTTAAACAGGCTCCAATAGATACACAAATGATATTAAATGCATTAAATGAAAATGAAATTAAAAATCAGAAAGTGATGAAAAGTATTATTCAATCAATTGAAAAACAAAAAAAGATAAAAGGCACAAGAAGAGAACAATTAAAAAGAACATTTAATCGTAAAGATAAAAAATAATTATTTTAGAATAAAAGAATAGTGTCTAATGGTTTAAATTTAACTTCAATATTACTGTAATAAGTTGGTAAAAGATAATCGGTGTCATAAATATCATAATAAGTAATAATTGAGGGTTTATATTTAGAATAAAGAACTTTGTCTTTGGTTTTAAATCTATAAACAAGATCATCAGTATTAATAGTAGTATCAGTTGTATCACTTGTATCGCTTGAACAGCTTGAATCACTTGAAGAAGAAGTATCAAAGTATTTCTTCTTCTTCTTTTTTTTACCACCAGATTGCTTTTTTAAGAAATTAACAAAGTTTTTGTCATTTTTATCACATTTATAAGATGAAATCTTATATGATACATCATCATTATTAAGTGTTTCTTCAACTTTAAAGTGAAATAATTTACCACCTTTTTGTAAGGAAAAGAAACTTTCAGGAACATATTGTTTGGTATTTTTAGATAATTTGTCCCATATATTTTGTGCTGCTTCTAATGTATCATTATTGGAAGTTTTGTATTTATTATCAATTTGTGGATTAACAAGGGTAAATGTCATTATATATAAATTATATAAAAAAAATTGAATTATAAATTATATTCTATTTATAAATATAAATAAAATGAAAAATATTTATGATAATAAGATTTTTTATGCTGAGACTTGTCATTCCAAGCCTTTTAAAGATATAATTGAAATATTAAATGGAGTAGTTCATGAAGTAACAATGGTCGTTAAAAAGAAAACTGGAAAGATAGATGCAGATGGGAATGAAGAATTTTATGGGTTAGAAATAGCAACATCAAATGATAGTAAATCAATATTTATAAAATTACAATTTAAAGGTAAGCAATTTAATAAATTTTACACAAAATATGATAAGGAAGAAATTGGGATTAATTTAGAACATTTAAATATTCATATTAAACCGATTGAACCAGCAAGTATATTGTCATTATATATACATGAAAAAGATAGACAAACAATTAAAATTGAAGGTTCAAATGAAAAAGAAGAATCACTAACTGTAAGTAATTTTAAAAGAATGGAATTAGAATATAAAGAAAAAAAGCCGAGAGTAATACCATTTGATGTTAGTATTACAATGAAGAGTTCCGTATTTCATAAAATATGTAAAGAGATGAATAATATTTCAGATTATGTAGAAATTAAATGTTCAAAAAATAAATTTATATTTTCGTGTAAGGGTGATTGTGGTAAAAAAGAGAAAACTTACACTGAAAAAGAAGGAGGGATAAGTATTGAATGGGCTGATAATATAAATTGTAAAATAGCTCAAGGTATTTATGAATTAAAAAATATTATATTATTTAATAAATGTGGTCCATTGAGTAATCAAATATTAATTTTAATGAAGAATGATGATATTTTAAGTATAAAATATGTAGTAGCGGATTTAGCGGATTTAGTTATAGCATTATCACCAGTAGATGAAAAGAAAATATCACAAGATTATGATTTTAGTGATGATGAAGATGATATATTAATGAAAAGTGATTAATAATTAATTAAAATAATTAAATATTTATATAAAAATTTTTGTATTGTTAATTTTAATTAAATTTAAAATTGTGGTTTGTGAATTTTAATTCTTACAGAATAATTTTTTAATAAATTAAAAATTTTATTTTCTAAAATATTTTCAATTTTATCAGAAATATTTTTAATTATATTATTTGAAAACCAGATTTGAATAATTTGGTATGAATTATTTTCTTTATTTTTTTTTGGGCAAAAAGCCAAACCATTTACATTGGTTTTTCTATTATTAAAAGGTTTTAAAAATGTTTTATTAATAATATTAATTAATAATATCTTAAAAACATTTAAACTTTCTTCCAAATCAAATATTTGAATATTAATTCTTCCAGCTCCTCGATTTTCTTTAGATTCCCATAAAGGTGATATTTTATTTTTCATAAGAAAAAAATTATAAGTTGATAATTTATCTTTTTTTTGAATTAAAGAATTAAATACTTCAGGAATATCTTTCCATTTTTCAATATTAAAAATGTTTTCAAAATTATCAATATTATTCCAATTTTCATAATTATTATGAAATAAATATAATTTATAAATATTTTCAAGTTTTGTATCTAAGAATTCATCAACATTATCAATATTTTTAATTTGCAATCTATTATTATTTAAATTAGGTTTAACAAATTTAGATTTTTTGCTATTAGATTTAAAATATTTATTATCTATTTCATCATCAATTGATTTAGAAACATTTTGTTCCTTATAATCGTCATCAAGAATACCAAACCTTGACATATTTATATTATTAACTTATATTATATCTTTTAATTCAATTTTTTTTATAAAAAAAATATTGATATTAGTGATATAATATTATTATCTGTATTGTTATAAATATTGCGATTGATAATTGACAGATGTTTAATAATATTAATAATTTTATTTTTGTTAAATATATTATAATCATTATTAATAATAAAATCAATTAGAATATCATACATTTCAATAATAATTTCATTAATTAATAAATCATTTATTTTAATATAATTAGAAATATTAATAATGCTATTATTTAAATTATTATTTTTAACATAATTAAATATATTGATTATATTTTTTTTAGATGGATATAATATTAATTTTCTAATATCATTAACTTTAATAATATCATTTTTATAAATATGTAATGAATTAAATATATTTAACATTTTTCTTAAATCACCATTACAATATTTATATATAATTTGTAATGAATTTTTGGTAATATAAAAGTTTTCTTTAATAAATATTGTTTCAAGATAATTCATTAAATAATTTTTGGTCAAAGGATTAAATTTGAAAATAATAAATCTTGATTGTAATGGCAATATAATTTGTTTAATATAATTGCATATAAAACAAAATCTAACTTTATGAATATATTTTTCAACAATTTTTCTTAAAATATTTTGTGCTTCAATAGTCATAGAATCAACTTCGTCTAAAATAATTAATTTATATTTAGTATCATTATATAATAATTTGCAAAATGGTTCAATTTTATCACGAATTGTTTGAACTCCTCTTTCTTCAGAAGCATTAATATTAATAACATAATTATCATAATCATCATTATAATATTCTTTAATGAATGCTAATATTAAAGATGTTTTACCTAAACCTGCTTTACCATAGAATAGTAAATTTGGTAAATTATTATTTTTTAGAAAATTATATATAGTATTTTTTATTCTATCATGTGATATAATATTAGAAATATTTTGTGGTCTATATTTCTCACTCCAAGGTTTATTTATTTTTGCCATTAATCATTCATAATAATATAATTTTATATTTATTCAATATTTTCAATTTTTAAAAAATTGAAAAATAATATAAATAATATAAATAAAATAAGAATATAGTAATATAATATATAAAGAAATGAATAATAATGATAAGCCTATATATACTTATGAAACGGCTACTATTAAAGCCATTAAGTTTTCAGTATTAACAAATAAAGAGGCTTTACAAATGTCTGCTTTAGATCATAATAAAGATGGTATTGAAACATCCGATCTATATGAACAATGTAATGAGCCGATTGAGAATGGTTTATTAGATAAAAGAATGGGTGTAAATAATAATTCATATTCTTGTGAAACTTGTCAATATAAGATGAATTATTGTGATGGTCATTTTGGTCATTTAAAATTAAGTAATGAAGTTTTTAATATTAAATTTTTTGACGAGGTAATAAGTATATTAAATATATTTTGCTCTCATTGTTCTTCTTTATTATGGAATAAAAGTTATAATGAATTATATGAATTAGTTAAGAAAAAAAAGAATAAAGAAAGAATTAAGAAATTAAAAGATGAGATAAAATTAAAGAATTGTCATATTTGTAATACACCAGTTGGAAAAGTTAAGGGTGAGAAAAAGAATGGAGAGATAATTGTTAGTATTGAAAGAGAAATAAATGGTAAAATAGAAATTGAGAAAAAATCAACCAAACAGGTTTTTAATATATTAAAGAATATTAAAGATAGTGAAAGTGAAATTTTGAATATCACATGTCATCCAAAAGATTTAATGGTGGAAATTTTACCAATTCCTCCAGTGTCAATAAGAACATCATATCAAGGTGATTCGTTAAGTGATTCCATTCAAGAAAGTACATTAACAATGAGATTAACAAAAATTTATAAAACAAATATGAATGTAAAAAAGCAAAAAGAGAAAGAAAAAAATAATGATACATTAATAAAACATTCAAAAGCGCATATAGATCAATTACAAGCGGAAATAGCGTGTTATGTAGATAATGCGGCATTAAAAACAAATAAACCAGGAACAACAAATTTGTATGCGTCGTTAGTAACAAAGATTAAAGGTCCTAAAAATCAAGCTAAAAAAGGTAGAATTAGGGGTAATTTAATGGGTAAAAGAGTTAATCAATATGGTAGAACTGTAATTTCACCTGATCCGTTGTTAGATATGAATCAGGCATATGTTCCAGTTTCAATTGCAAAAAATTTAACATATCCTGAAATAGTGACACCTAATAATATTACAAAATTAACAAAATTAGTTCAAAAAGGTAGTAATATATATCCTGGAGCTAATTCAATAACATCAAATAGAACAGGAAAAACAACATCACTTGATAATAATAATAAAACAATTGAATTAAATATGGGTGATGTAGTTGATCGTCATTTAATTGATGGTGATATAGTATTATTAAACAGACAACCAACATTACATAAATATGGTTCATTAGCGCATTATATTAAGATTAAGAATGATGATAGATTTAATACAATTAGAATTAATCCATCTGTATGTGCTGGATATGGAGCAGATTTTGATGGTGATGAAATGAATATATTTACAGTTCAAAGTATATTAACAGAGATTGAATTGGAACATTTAACAAATGTAAAAAGTAATATTATATCAGCTAAAAGTTCATTACCTATAGTTGGTGCGGTGTATGATGCAATTATTGCACCATATAACATAACAAAATTTTGTGAAAAAATAGATAATGATTTGTGTATTGATTTATTAACAAGCACAAATTTGAAAGATTATAAAATAATGGATAAAAATAAAAATTATTCTGGTAAAACATTTTTTGATTTAATAATACCAAATAAAGTATCATTAAAAAATGATAGTATTATAATTAAAAATGGTAAAATAATTGAAGGATTTATTGATGGTAAAAGTATCAAAGAAGATAAAAATAATACTATAATACAAGATGTTTGGAATATATATGGTCCAGATATGACACAATCAATAATAGACAATATAACAAAATTATCAATTAATTTTAATTTAAATTATGGATTCACAATTTCATTAAATGATTATTTAATTGGCAATGAAATAAATAAAAGTATGAAACAATTATTTAAAACAAAAAAGATTGAATTATTATATAAATTAACAGAATTTGAAAATAATATATTAAATTCAAAAAATGACAATTTTGAAATGGATAGTATTAATTTAATGCAATCTATTGTTCCAACAATTGGAGAATACATTATTGACAATTTAAATGATGAAAATAATAATAAAATAATGATTAAATCAAAATCAAAAGGTAAAGAAGATAATTTAACTCATATGATTGGTTGTGTAGGACAACAAGATTATGATGGAGTTAGAGTTCCAAAAATTTATAATAATAGAACATTACCATATTTTCATCAAAATGATGATTCAGCATTAGCAAGAGGTTTTGTTGAATCTTCATTAACAAAAGGCATGAATTTAGAAGAATTTATTATTTTAACAAATGTGTCAAGAAATTCATTAATTACTCAAGCAGTTAAAACAGCTGAAACTGGATATTTACAAAGAAAGTTAATAAAGGCTGGTGAGGATATAATGATAAAATATGACAATTATGTTAGAAACGCATATGATAAAATATATCAATTTGTGTATGGTGATTGTGGTTTAGATGCAACAAGATATAATTATTATAATTTTGAATTAATTAATAAAGGAAATAAAGATATTGAAAAAGAATATAAATTTTCAAGTGAAGAATTAAAGAAAGTAAAATTTACAAATGAAGAAAATAATAAATATTATGAAAGAATAATAAATATTAGAGATAAATTACGAAGTATTAAAATGAAATCATCATTAAATTATTATTTGTTGGATAAAAAAAGTAAAAGTCCAAAGAGTGATATTCAATTTTTATCACCAATAAATATTGATAGAATAATTGAATTGTCAATAACTGAAAATTTTGAGGGTGATATTGTTGAGCCTAAATATATTTTAGATAAAATAGATAATATATTAAAAATAGATACAACATATTTATTATCATTTGATAAAGATAATATTAAAAATAATAATTTTAAATATATAGATGATAAATTAGTAAAAAAAATATTTAAGTATTATTTAATAGATAGTTTAAATATTAAAAAATGTATATTTAATCTTAAATTAACAAAAAAACATATTGATTATATATCAGATAATATAATTATGAATTATAATAATTCTATGGTTGAGCCAGGTGATATGGTTGGTGTGTTAGGAGCTCAAACATTGGGTGAACCAGCAACACAAATGACAATTAGTGCTTTTCATAATGTAGGAAGTGGAGCAGGAACAGAGGGTGTTCCAAGATTATTAGAAATTTATGGTAGTTCTCCAAATATGAAAAGTCCAATGATGACAATATTTTTTGATGATAAATATAATAAGAATGAAAAATATTTGACAAAAATAACATCAAATATTATAAATACGTCAATAAAAGATATTATTGATAATATAATTATTTATTATGATGAAAATAAGAGTTTTGATAGTAAATTAATGAAAAATGATAGAATTATAAATAATATTTTTTCAGTGAGTAATCCGAATAAGAATAGTTGTATTAATAATATAAATAATTTGAATTGGATTATTAAAATTGAATTAAATGAAGAAAAAATGCTTTCAAGAGAAATTACTTTATTAAATATTAAAACCAGAATATGTGAGGAATGGGAAAATAGGTTTAAAGATAATAAAGGTAGTAAAAAAGAAATGAAAAAAATATTATTTAATAAAATATTACAAATTGCATTATTATCAAATAGTGATAATGATAGTAAACCAGTTATTCATATTAGATTTAATATTATAAATTATGTGATAAAAGATTTCATAGAATTTATAAATATTTTTATTAAGGAAATACAAATAAAGGGCATTAATAATATTAAAAATGTTATTACTCAAAAACCAATTAAATATAATAGTATTAAATATGACAATGATGGTGTAAAAGAAGATTATGAATATATAATTAAAACAAATGGAATTAATATGAATGAAATTTTTAAAATTAAAGGAATTAATTTAAATAAAATATATATAAATGATTTAAAAGAAGTTGAAAGAATATATGGTATTGAAGCGGTAAGAACATTAATAATAAATGAATTAATTGAAACATATAAAAATAAAGGTATTGATATTAATTATTGTCATTTTAGTATTTTTGCGGATATTCAAACAAGTTTAGGAAATTTAATTAGTTTAGAAAGACATGGTTCAATTAAATTAAATACAAGTGTTTTAGCCAAAGCATCATTTGAAAGACCTGTAGATATATTAGTAAATGCTGGATTATATGGTGAAGTAGATAATATGCAGTCGGTTTCATCAAGAATTATTGGTGGTTTGTGTTTCTTGGGTGGTTCAAATTTATCAGATGTAGCGATTGACAGAGAATTAATTGAAAATTCAGAATATACACTTAATGAAACCATTGAAAATAAAAATATTAATAAAGTTTCTAATAATATCACAAATGAAATTAATGAAAATGTATTTATACCTGATTTATTTTAAGTATACATAATTAAAAATTATATTTCTAAAATTAATCTTTTTTTATTATCTTTGTTAGATACTTTATTATTATCTAAATCAACTGTTAATGAACTTGAAGAATTAAATGAATATAATGAAGCTTTTTCATCATTTTTATTTTTTTTATGTAAATTATTTACATATTCAACTTTTTCAATTAATGTTTCATAATTATCTATAACATATTTAAGAATATCATATTCAACCATCCATTTCATAAAATTTAATTGACATAAACTAGTTATAAATTCATATTCTTGACATTTATAAATAAATTTAAACGATTCTTTTGTTCTTTTAAAAGGATCTAAATAAATTTTATGAAATGATTTTAATTGAGCTTTATATCTATTATTAATATTATATTTATTTTCTTTATTATATTGATTATTTACATTAATTGAAATTGAATATAACTTACAATATTTAGTTACAAACCAATCTAAAAATCTTAATGATATTTTTTTCTTTCTTTTATGTTTTTTTGTTATAATTGAATAAACATCTAACATTATATCTTTATCTAAATTTATATAAAATTCATTTGCACGATTGTAATATAACTCTTCAATTTTATTAAATTTATCAATTGAAATAACTTGATTGTTTTTTTTAGACATTAATATATATTTAATTTTAAATATTTAAATATAATTACAAAAAAATATTTTTTAATTCTGATTATCATTGTATGTTTTTTCTTCAATAGTATCCTTAATTATTAATTTTAATACTTTTATTTTTTTAAAATTATTTCCTAATCTTCTTACTCTTCCAATAGCTTGAATTTCAACATTTTTCCTTCTTTCTTTATTTCCATATATCGGATCTAAAAATATAACTTCTTCAGCATTGCTTAAATTTGAACCTGAAGCTGTTTTTTCTGATGAAAGCATAATAATTCTATGTTCGTTATTTTCATTATTATCACTAAATAATTTTAATACTTTATCTTTCTGATAAGGTGTTCCTTTACAATATAATATTTTAATACCACTTTCTTCTAATATTTTACCAACATTATTTAATAATTTATCCCATTGAGAAAATATTATTCTATATTTTTTTGGACTTTTCTTTATATAATCAATAATGTATGAAATTTTTGTTCCATATTTATTTACCTCTTTATTAATTGTTTTATTAATTATAAACACATCATTTATTTTAATTGAATTTTTACAATTAGGACATTTTGTATTTCCAAACTTTTTTTGTGTCATTATAATTTGTTTAATACAACTATAACAAAATAAATGTAGACAACTTGTTATTCCAATATCATCTTCTTCTATATTTCCTAAACAAATAGGACAATCTTGATTTGTTATACTATCAACATTTTTAATTATTTCCATAAAATTTATACAATATTTAATTGATGATTCTTTTGAACTTATTTTTTTAATAATTAATTGTTCTTCTGTTTTTAATTCTTGTAATCTTTCTTTTCTTTCATTAATTTTAGTAGTTATTGATTCAAGATTTTTTTCTTTAAATTCTTCTTTATACTCTTCTATTTTATTTTGGACATTTTTATAATTTTGTTTATTTCTATTTAATTTTTCTTTTAAATTTTCATATTCTTTTAAATATTTATCTTTAATATTTTGATGCATACCATCTAATGATAAAAATGCCCCCGTATCATCATTATTTAAATCATCCACTAAAGATGGATGACAGCATATTTGTCTTAAAAATATATCATCGTCATTATTATTTTTATCTGTTAAATATGAATTATATATCATTCTTTCAGTTTGTGAAAAATTTAACATTACAATTTCTTCTTCAATTTCTGGTAATTTTAATATCTTTAAATTATTATTTTGTGTATTTCTACTAAAATGATTTAAAACAAAATTATAATTATTAAAATCATATAAATTAATATTTACCAATACACTATTATTAAATGCTAAATATCCTAATATTTTTTCAATCGGTGAACTTGAAAAAAAGCTTAATGGTATTAATTTATTCTTTTTTAATCTTGTTTTTTTACTAAGTTCTTTATTTTTATTTAAATCTTCGCTATTTTTTTTAAATGGAGTTCCACTTAATATCCATCTAAATGAAGCTTCTAAATAATTTAATTTATAAAATAATGATTCATTTTCATATTCATGATATTCATCAATTACTACTCTATTCCAATAAATATTAAATATATTTACTTCCTTTTTTAAAACATCTCTTTCAAAATTAAAAATATTTCTATCAGACAATTTTAAATCACAATTTATAAAATAATTAGATGATATTATAACAACATCTACATTTGTATAATCTAAATGTGTATATTTTTTATAATGTGATTTTGTTAATAAATTTAAAATATTTAAT